GCATGTTCCAATAGTTTGGTATCATCTTCAGCGTTATTAAACCAAAAGTCAATGACTTTAGCAAACGAACCTACGAATCCACCTAACATTAATAATAATATTTCTTTCCATCCACTTTGGACATCTACACCATTACTCATAAACCAAATCATAAGAGCAAGAATAGTAGAGAAAAGTGCTACCACAGATATACTAATGTACCATTTCTTATTCTGTCTGAACTTTATGATATCAATCAGTTGTTGATTGATAGCATGTTTTTGGTCTTGTATATGAAATTTGTCAATTTCTTTTTTAATCTCAGCCATAATAACTCCTATAAACTTGTGTACATTCCTGTATGTTTAGTAAACATTTGTTGTAGTTGGTCAGCATAAATCTGTTTTACTTTTGATTTAACTTTCATCTTACCAGCTCTCATCTGAATAAATTCCATATCATATAAGTCATTTTTTAAATCAATCCTTACATAATTAACATTCTTAGAATTTCTACCAATCTTAAAACTAGCACCCTTTGGTCCTACAGCAAAGTTTTTTGCACCTGTCATGGCGATAAATTTATTACCACCTAATTGTTTTAACATCTCACCAGCTTGTCTTTTATCCATTCTTTCATTTACGGATTCTTTGATTTTTTTACCACCCATTTGTTTGTAAATCTTTATTAGATTTTTAAGGTGGTCTTCATCTCTAGCATTAGTAACTCTACCTTGTTTCTCAATCTTCTTCTGAAACATCTTGATAGCATCTTCTAACTTTTTAAGTTCCATACCACCTTCATTTACGGATTCTTGAAGTGATGATAATATTTCAGCTTTCTTTGCTGGTGATGCTTTTCTATATGCCTTAGATACTCTATCATAGTTTTTATTTATCATATCCATAGCATCTTTTTTCTTGTTACCTCTTTTTATAAGAAGTTTTAATATTTTAGCTATCTCACCTTTATCTCTCGTACCACCATGTTTTCCAATCTTCTTAGCCATTCTACCACCAAGTGATACTTCGTCTTTTTTCTTTTTCTTCTTTTTTAGAAGATGAGGACCTGCTGGTTCTTCTCCAAGATTTCCATCTATACCATATCCACAAGTTCCCTCTTTAATATTAACTACCCATTCTCTATAAACAATCTTACCATCTTTAGCCTCAATACCAATCTTATGGTTTGGATATGCTTTCTTTATATCGTCATAGTGTGCTGGTATGAGTTGTAATGTTTTTACAGGTACTTCTTTTACCACCTTGTTATTTTTACTTACAATGATTTGCCAAGGTCCTGATTTAGGTCCTTTACGAACGGCTTTCATAATCTTAGAATACTTACCTTCGTCTACGGATTCTTTTTTTAACATGGATATATCAAATCCAGCTTTCTTCATTGTATCAATGGCTTTCTTTTTATCAAACTTAAATCTTTTCATCAAAAAATTCATTAAATCTTTTTGAGTTAATTCTTTATTTCTACTTTCTTTTTTGATACAATTTCTGTATCTCTTACCGAACATTATTTTTGTCTTACGAGTTGGATGAGTCATGTATCCCTTCTGACAAGCTTCACACATACATTCTTTTTCTTCATTGACCATGAACTGCTCCCCTATACCATCTATTATACCATCAACATATTCTTCTATTTCTTGACGAACTTTAGTTGGTAACCCATCATGTTTAGTTTTAGCAAACTTCTTTACATCTTTTTTCTTCATTTTTTTCGCAGCATCTCTAGCATCTTTGGAAAACTTACTAGCAGGTTGATCACCCTTTTGGATTGCCCGTACTATACCCATAAACTTTTGTTGTTTTTTAGATACAGAAGGCATGGATTATCCCCTCATTATAGAGTTGATAATAGATTCTATTTTTGTTTCAGGTTTTTGTTTTTCTACACCTTCGTTAACAGGTCTCATGAAAGCACCATGTGTAGATGGATTAGATACGAAATCAAAAGCGATAAGTTCAAAGTCTGGTTGAACTTCAACAGTATCTCCTTCACCTTCTCTCATTGGTTCTACTGAACCAAGACCTCTTGATGAAATACCAAGTTTGATACCTGATTTAAATAACTCTTTTAATATATTACCACTTGGTGTAGATAGAACTTCTACAGTTCCTAATAGGTCATCACCATCCCAATGCATCTCTATAACATTATGTGAAGCATTATTTAGATTCACAACTGATGAATCTGGATGATCAAGTTCTCCGAGTGCTCTTCTTTCAGAAACTTGTTCTTCTAAATACTTAGTAGTTTCTTTCATAAGAACCTCTCTTGGGTATACTCTACCATTTTGATTTTTAGATTCGGCTCTTTGTAGAACACCTTTTACAATTAAACGACCATCGTTTTCTTTGATACTCTCATCAATCTTCTGACGAGAAATCTCAAATGGTCTTACATCTACTAATAATTTTTTATTCATTTTATATTCCTATGTTATGATAGAGCAGCTGTCTTTACCCAAGCAGTTCCATTATAGATAAAAATTTTATTACTCTCTTGACTAAAAGTCATTGTACCAGCAACAGGATTAGCAACTTGTGCTAAAGCATCAGTAGCAAAAACAGCAATACCAGCTGAGTTTTGTGAGTTAGTTTGCTTTGGTATTTGTTTTTTAGGATTGTTTGGATCCGCTTGATACCTTGACATCTATTTGCCTCCCCAAGAGTTTCGTTTAATCCAAATATCAAAAAGGATATCGGACACTTCTTTTCTTATTTGTTTCTTTATCTTTTTTAAATCATCATTAGATAAAGCTTCATCAACAAACTTATATCCAGTTTGTTTCTCAATATTTTTCTTCCTCTTCTTTTTCATTCCCTTTTTACTAAAAGCATAAGGTGTTTGATAAGCATCAATACTAGCAGTTGTAGTGATTTCACTTAACTTTTTCTGAAACAACTTATTTGCTAATTCTTTAACTATAGAATCAAATTTTGGAGAGTTCTTTATCAAGTTCATAATACCTCAATAGTTGAACAACAGAGCTATCATCTGTTTGTTTTGATTCATTTAGACAGAATTTATCAACACAATTAATTGCTTCTTGTAATTTAATTTTTAATACTTTATCTTTTACTTTCTTAACTTTACCATTTAACTTCTTTTTAAGTTTTGGTATTTGTGTTTCTACAAAAGAAGAAAAGTTATTGGTATTAGAAAGGTTACCAATATATTCTTTAAGAACGTATTTTTGTTCATCAGAAAGATTAGTATATTTTTTATTAAACTTTTCTAAAAGTGTTTTGTAAGAAAGGATTCTTAAATCTTTATCTTTAAACTCTTCAGGTATATAAGATTTGTTTTTGGTATGTTTCATGGTTGTGACATTTTCAATTACTATAAAGTAACTTTCTGTTTTTTCATCAGCACCCATTTCATTTATACCCTCAAACAACTTATATACAGATGCAAAGGTTTTGTAATTTGGAACTTTGGAACTAAATAATTGATTTACATCATAAGACTCTTTTATAGTAGCAATAACATTATACTTCTCTCTACGAAGATTCATGTTATTTAACTTACCCCTCTGTCTAATGACTTCTGATAAAAAGAAATCAGCTTTCTTATCAGACTTAAATTTCTTTGTCATGATAAGATTATATAATGCTAGTTCTTTTCCCAACTCCGTATGCTCATTAAATTTACTCTTAATGATTTTAAGCGCTGGTGACTCCTTTTTCTTGTTCAAAACATCTACGGTGACTTGTCTCAAAAGGAACTCAAAGAGTAATCCCGTATTTCTCAGTTTACTATGCTTAAATTTGCTCATATATTATTCCAAAGTATTTTGATACAATTATTCATATATAAATATAACAGAATTTAGATAAAGTAGTAAATTACTCTTTTATTATGTTATCTTCACTCAATAGAGGAGTTTTCTTTTTAGGAAACTTTTCTTTAAGTTGGTCTAAAATACCTTCACGAGCAACTACAGTACTAGCTTTAGATATTGCGAGTGGTGATTTACCTTTAAATTCTCTTTTACCGTAAGACCTATCAACATCTTTCAGACTATCATGTCCGTATTTATCTTTCATCGTATCTTTGTCTTTAAAAGGATCTTTTTCACTTCCACCCCATTTACCTTTTCTTGGTACTGAGAACTCGTCATCTTCATCTTCATCTTCACTTGGTGGTGGTTCTTTAGCAGGATCTGTACCTTCTGATTCTATCTGTTCTAATCTAAACTTGTGTTTAGTATCCTCAACTATTGATTCTGTAATATCTAACTTTTGTTCATCACTTAAATCAAAGATATTATCGTATATCCACTTTTTACTAAATAGTTTAGTATCTATTGCCTTTTCAGCAATATCAAGTTGTTGACTCATCAACTCTATTTTTTCTTGTTCATGAATCATAGATGGATTCTGTAACTCTAATGAGAAATCAATCAAATCAGAATCGTCAAATCCTTGTGAGTAAAGATGGACAATACCAATCTTAGTTAACTCACTTACGATAATCTTTTGTAACCTTTCAATGGTACGAGCAAAACGAACATCCTCAGCAGCAAGTGTAGCTTTACCACCACTTAAACCTTCTTCATATCCTAAGAAAGCTTTTGGTATTCTCAAACTAGCCATCAACTTGTTTCTGAGATATTCTATGTCGTCTATTTGGTCATTGTTAGAAAGACCTGGTAGAGTGTCAATCTCCGTTCCACTATCTCCACCACGAACAGGTAGGAAGTAATCTTCGGTAACTGACTCTACATTATATTTTAAGTTATACTCACCTGTGTTTTGGTCAATGACAGGTGTCTTCTTCATCTTGTTGATGATTCTTTGCATAAACTGTTCAACTTCTCTTGGTGGTATGTTACCAACATCAATCTTGAAAACTCTTTTTTCGGGCGCTCTCATAATTCTGTGAATCAACATAGCGTCTTCCATCAAAGTCAACTGCTTAAATATCTTTCTTCCGTTCTCTAACATTGAGCGCCCGTATGGTAAAAAGTTTGTATCGGATAAGACACGAAAGTGAGCAACTTCGTAGTTCTCTTTCATTTCTTTTTTCTCACTTGCAATCTCAAACTGAATCAATTGTGGGTTAGCAGGATCATGGTCTTCTAATCTTGTAATCTCATAAGCAGAAATAGGTTTTACATTTACCACTCCGTACTTATCCACGATATCCAACTGAAGATAAAAATCACCATACTTGGTCATATTACGAATCCAACTCCATAAGTTAAATTCTATATTTAAAACATCATAAAATAAATTATGTAAAATCTTTTGTACTTTTGTATTCTCACTCTTTACTTTTAAAATTTCTCCCTCAATATTTGTAACTGTACTTTCATCTGAATATATGTCAAGAGCAGAAGCAATAATCGGGTCTTGATCCATTAACTCGTAATCTTTAAATAGGTCAAGTTTTCTAACCTCGTAAGCAGCTCTTCTGTTTTGTGCTGTAGTGTAAGGATTAGTATAAGTGTTTTGTACCAACCTATTATATCGGTCAATAAAATTAGATTCTAATTTTGTTTGTGAATAATCTAAATCTTTTACCACCAATCTATTATCATCAGCTTTTCTGATGATAACATTAGATTGAAATAATCTACCAAGTCTTGTAAATAAATTGTCTGCCATGTTTTACCCCAATAGCCAAGTTAAATCTTCTTCTTCTCCGTTATTAAGTTTTACCTTATACGGATTACTTTTCGGAGCAGATG